ATTTCTTCTTTGGATGACAAAAAACAATTGTGTCGAGTTCCTTTAAATCCAGCCTATCCAGTTAATACTGCCTGGGATTTAGGATTTAATGACAATACTGCAATTATTTTTTTTCAGCAGATTGGAGGAGCGATTAACATTATCGATTATTATGAAAATCGTAATAAAGCTTTTCCTCATTACGCGCAAATTTTAAAAGAAAAAGATTATGTGTATGAAAATCATCATGCACCGCATGACATAGAAGTTACCGAGTTCACTAGCGGCAAATCTCGTAGAGAGGTTGCTCATCAAATGGGAATTGATTTTAGAGTATCTCCCAAGACAACGATTGAAGATGGCATTCATGCCTGCAAGATGTTGTTGCCGAGAACTTGGATTGACGTTGATAATTGTAAAAAGTTAATTGATGCTTTACGTCATTATCACCGAAAATATAACGACAAAGAAAGAACGTATAAAATCAAACCAGTTCATGATTGGAGTTCACATGCGGCAGACGCATTTAGAACCTTATCAACTGGAATAACAGAAATAAGCTACCGAACAGAACATAGACAAGCGGTAGCAGAATCAAACTATAAATTAATATGAGTATATTATTTAAACCACCAAAGATGCCTGCTGTACCGCAGCTTGAAATGCCAAAGACAGAGAATGTTCCTTCCTGGGAAGATAAGGAAAGAGAACGGTTAGAAGCTCAAAAGTTATTGGACACACAAACAAAACGGAAAGGTCGCAGATCGACTATCCTAACTGGAGCAGGTCTTAATCCGATTGAAGAAGCAAATTTAAAAACAACAAGTTTATTAGGAGGATAACTATGGGTGGACTAAGTCCAAAATTAAAAACACCAGCTCAAGGAAAAAAATTCTCTGCTGCTTTAAAATTACTTAAGACTGATCCAGAAGCTTTTGAGAAAAAATATCCTCATTCGGAAAGAAGAGCGAGAGCTGCTGAAAAAATGGCAGCAATTAAAAAGAAAAAAAATAAAAAGCTTGGCAAGGTTGATGAAGATTATTCATTAAATAAGAAAAGTTTATTAGGAGGATAATTATGGGTACGAGATTTACAGCAAAACAACAAAAAGAAATGAAAGCAGAAAGAGCAGCTAGTAGAAAAAGTGGCGGTGCGTCTTTAGCTAAAGGTGACGTTGGAGGACTTTTAAATGTGATTCCTCATCCTGATTCAACTAAACGACCTGAAAGAAAAAAGGTTGGTGGAAAATATGTTAGAAGCAAAGCCATTTGGACTGGTCATCCAAGTGATCCAAATAAATTAGGAGTAGATGAACGATATGAAACAAGACCAGAAGTTTTATTAAGAGCTAGAAAAACTTACGAAAAAAATACAGGTAGAAAAGCTAAAGCTGTAAAATCAGCGTTACTTTATAAAGATTTTACTGAGTATGAAAAAAAAGAATACAAAACTTTATTAGGAGGATAATTATATGGGCGGATTTGTTGCAAGAGTAATTGCAAAACCAAAAGCACAAGAACAACCAAGAGTCGCTTCACAAATGGATGCTGTAAAACCTACAGGCACTCCTGCTGGTCCTACAACAATTGAAATGGCTGATCGAAGGCGGACTGGAGTTTCTAGACGCGGAAGGTCTGCAACAATATTGACCAGCGTTACTGGAGCTTCAGACGATCTGACTTTAGGTAGAAAAACTTTATTAGGATAATAAATGCAATCACAAGAATTAAGAGATTTGGCTCGTAAGCTAAAAGATAACTTATCTCGGCTTATGGAAAAAAGACGAAATTTCGAGTCACATTGGCAAGAAGTTTCTGATTTTATGCTGCCGAGAAAAGCAGAGATCACAAAAGACAGAGCAAGAGGCGACAAACGACATGCAAAAATATTTGACTCAAGCGCCACACACGCATTAGAACTTTTGGCAGCATCTCTACATGGAATGCTTACTTCATCTGCGAATAGATGGTTCGCTTTACGATTTAAAGAAACACTTTTAAATGAAAGCGATGAGGCTAAAGAATGGTTGGAGGATGCGACAGAACGCATGTATGTATCTTTTGCACGATCCAACTTTCAACAAGAAATATTTGAGTGCTATCACGATTTGATAGCATTTGGCACAGCTTGTTTATTAATTGAAGAAGATGAAGAAGATGTACTTCTTTTTTCCGCAAGACACATAAAAGAATTATACATTCAAGAAAATAAAAAAGGTTTTATTGATTGTATCTATAGACGTTTCAAAATGCCAGTTGAGGCAGTTATTGAAAAATTTGGCATTGAAAATGTTTCAAGAGAAACCCAAAATATATTTAAAAAATCTCCATTTGAAGATATTGATTTAGTGCATGTGGTAAAACCACGATCTGTTTTGATAATAAAAAAATGGATAAACAAAACATGCCATTTCAAAGTGTTTACTTTGAATATCAATCTGGACATATTTTAAAATTAGGTGGCTTCAAAGAAAATCCATACATTGTATCTAGGTATTTAAAATCCTCTACAGAAATTTATGGAAGAAGTCCTGGGATGAATGCGCTTTCTGAAGTTAAAGTTTTAAATAAAATGGTTGAGCATTCACTTAAGGCTGCAGCTAAACAAATTGATCCTCCTCTTTTAGTGCCAGACGATAGTATGCTTAGTCCAATAAGAATGTCGCCAGGTTCTATCAACTACTACCGTTCAGGTTCTAGAGATCGAATTGAAACTTTACAAATAGGTCAAGCATCAAGCGTTACTTTAAATTCAGAAAATCAAAGACGCGATGCAATAGCAAAAATGTTTCATGTGGATCAGCTATTAATTACTGAGAATCGCAACATGACAGCTACTGAAGTTTTACAAAGAAACGAAGAAAAAATGAGGATCTTAGGTCCTGTACTTGGAAGATTACAATCAGAACTTTTAGAACCTTTAATTATTCGAGTTTTTAATATCATGCTTAGAAATAAATTATTTATGCCAGCACCAGATATTCTTCAAAAACAAGAACTCAATATTGAATACGTTTCACCGATGGCATTAGCACAAAGAGGACAAGAGCTTCAAAGTATTATGCGAGGTTTAGAAATTTTTGGATCAATCTCTCAAGCTTTACCAGTTATGGATTACATTCATGAGGCTGGGTTAGTTAAAAATATTGTAAAAGTTTTAGGACTACCTGCTAAAGTTATTAAATCAGATCAAGAGGTTCAACAAATCAGACAGGAAAGACAAGCACAACAACAGCAACAAATGGAAATACAACAGGCTTTACAAGAAAGCCAGGTTGCTAAAAACGCTGCACCAGCAGCAAAGGTATTAATGGATGGCGCAGAACAACCTCAGTAAAGAATTTGAACAATTAAAAAAAGATTACAAAATTATTTTTGGCGGAGATGAAGGTCAAAGAGCTTTAAATGATCTTAAATTAAGATTTCACGAATTTTCAACAACTCACCAGAAAGGTGATGCATACGAATCCGCTTTTTTAGAAGGACAAAGATCAGTCCTAAATTTTATTAAAGCGATGATCAATTCCAAACCATAAGGAGATAAAAATGGAAAATCAGACAACTGAACAGACACCTGTTCAATCTGATACGAAAACGGTATCAGATCAATCGCAACCAGTTGTTCCAAAAGTCGAAGAACAACAAACTGAGAATACAGTAGATTTTAAATCACTTATTCCAGATGAATACAAAGAAGATAAAGCTTTAGCAAATTTTCAAGATATGAACCAATTTGTTAAAAGTTATCTTCACGCAAACAAAATGGTAGGACTCGATAAGATTCCAGTACCAAATAAGTTTGCAACAGAAGAAGATTGGCAAGAAGTGTTTAAAAGATTAGGCGCGCCAGAAACTCCAGATGATTATAAATATTCATTTAAGGAGGATGAGGTTGATCCTAAACAGTTAAAGGCTTTTAATGAAACTGCTCACCAATTAGGATTACTTCCTAAACAGGCAGATGCATTAGTTAAGTATTATAATAATCTTAATCAAAACCATTCTGAACAACTTGAAAATCAAGCTAATGAAGCTCAATCAAAAACAGAAGCTGAGCTTAAAAGAGAGTTTGGTCCACAATTTAACAAACGGTTGGATCAAGCTAAAAGATTAGCAACTAATACTTTAGGAGAAGAATTTTTAAACAACACCGTTCTAAAAGATGGAAGTCGTTTAGGAGATAATCTTGAAGTCATTAAAGCATTTTCAAATCTAGCAGAAAAACTATCAGAAGATGAAATCGTAAAAGGTGAAGGTTCTGAATATCAAACTGCAAAAGATATTGAAAAACAAATCGCTGAGCTAACACAACAAGGATCTGCTTATTGGCAGGACCAACATCCAAATCACAAAAAAGCGGTGGATGAAGTTTTTAAGCTTAGAGAAATGTTAAATGCTTAAAGAAATTCATAAGAGATAATCTTTAACCAAGACCTCTTAAGATAAAGTCGAATTGCAGACTATAAATGTAAAGGTAAGATCTCTCATTCGAGAGGCAATCAAATCGATTAATTAACAACCAATAAGGAGGACATAAATATGTCATCTCAAATAACTACTGCTTTCGTACAACAGTACAGTAACAATGTACAAATGTTGTCGCAGCAGAAAGGTTCTCTCCTTAGAGGTGCGGTATCAGTTGAAGGTGTCGTTGGCAAAAATAGTTTTTTTGATTCTGTGGGAACAGCCACAGCAGTTAAACGGACTTCGCGCCATGGCGACACTCCTCAAATCGATACTCCACACTCAAGACGGAGAATATCGTTGGTTGATTATGAATATGCGGATTTAATCGATAACGTAGATCGGATTCGAACATTAATCGACCCAACATCCTCATACGCTTTAGCGGCTGCCTATGCATTAGGTAGAGCGCAAGACGATGAGATCATCGCTGCTGCAACTGGCACAGCTTATACTGGAGAAACTGGTTCAACCAGTACACCTCTCGGTGCAAGTCAAGCTATTACAGAAAGCGGTACAGATGGTTTAACTATTGCAAAATTGCGTACAGCAAAAGAAACGCTGGACAATAGCAATGTTGATCCGTCAATTTCACGATGGATAGCAGTCGGACCTCGGCAAATCACAGATTTGTTAGGAACTACTGAAGTTACATCTAGCGACTATAATACGGTTAAAGCTTTAGCAAACGGTGAAGTAAATTCTTTCTTAGGATTTAGATTTATTGTTACTAATAGACTTTCAATCGCTTCTTCAAAAAGATTATGTATAGCTTGGGCGCAAGACGGAATTAAGCTTGCTCTAGGTCAAGACATAATAACTAGAATTGATGAAAGATCTGACAAAGGATATTCCACACAGGTTTATGTTTGTCAGTCAATCGGTTCTGGAAGAATGGAAGAAGAAAAAGTCGTTTCAATACAAGCTCACGAAGCTTAATCATAGGAGGATAATAGAAATATTATGGCAAGTGTAAAAGGTGGAAACATCACAAACATAGACG